ATCTTTGCATTACCTTCCATAGTTTTGTTCTGTGCAAAACAATATGAGCATGCAAATGAAACATAAAAGCGTATACCTTCTAAAATATTAATACTAACTAATGTAAGATATAATTTCTTCTTTCTATCATCAACAGAGTCTTCAGGTATCTTCTCAATAAGGTCGTCGTAGTATTTTGTTACAGAAGTAGTACGCTTAATAATTTCTGGATCAGTTAAGATATTATCAAAGACCTCTGACGGGTTCGGATATACATTTTTAATAATATATGTATATGAATAACTGTGTAACGTTTCAAAGAACTCCCAAGTCTTAGCAAATGCTTCTAGTTCAGGATTACTACAATCTTCTAGCAAATGACTAATACCTCTAGATTGAACAGAGTCAAGTAGTATTTGATATCCGAGATTTTTAGTAAAAATAAACTTCTGATGATCAGTTAATGTCTCATAATCATTTTTCTCTTTACCAGATAAGTCAACTTCTTCTGGTCGCCAAAAGAAACTTAAATGCTGAAGAAATAAATCATAGATCTTTTTATAGCGATACTTATCGTATCTCTGTAAATTTAATCCAGCACCAAAAAACAACGGCTGTTTGGTGGTATCAACGTTATCTTTATTAATAATACTCTTCATCTGGTTTTATTATAGCTTACATGCACCGCCAGGGCAATCACTTTCTTCAGGAGCATTATCAGTTTTACCATCATCAGTATTAGCATAATATAATGTCTTAAGTCCAACTTTATACGAATGTAAGATATCTTTAGCTACAACTGATAGCGGGAGATTATTATCTTCATACTTGCTGAAATTATAATAATGATTTGCAGATATAGCTTGATCAAAATATTTCTGTAACACTCCGCAAATATTTATATATCCTTTGTTATCAGACATCTCATAAGCGAGACTATATTTGTTCTTAAATTTTTGTATCTCAGGAACTACTTGCGGAATAAGTCCTTGCTTAGATTTCTTAACAGTTACTAAACTTCTAGGAGGCTCAATACCATTTGTAGAGTTAGTCACTAATGAAGAGCTCTCGCAAGGCATTAAGGCTGTAAGAGTACTATTTCTTAATCCATGCTCTTGAATATCTTTACGAAGTTTCTCCCAATCGTACGTATATTTTCGTTTAATAATATTATCTACTTCTTTACAGTATGTATCAATTGGTAAAATTCCTTTACTATATTTCGTACGATCAAACCATTCGCACTTACCCTTTTCTTGCGCTAGCTTATTAGACGCTTTAAGTAGATAGTATTGAATAGCCTCTGCTAACTCATCTGCTACTTTCAAAGCTTCTTTATCTTCATATGAAACTCCATTCTTAGCTAAGTAGTATGCAAAGTTAGTAATACCTACTCCAATACTTCTACGCTTTTTCATATTAAGAGCAGCGCTGACTGGATATAATTGATGCTCAATAATGTAATCTAATGCAGTTACTATATTTTCGCATATCTTTTCTAATTGATCTAGCTTATTAATAGTACCGACATTAATAGCCGAAAGAACACATAAAGCTATCTCACCAGTTTCCTGATCGTCAATATGTTCTATAGGGGTTGTAGGTAATGTAATTTCTTGACATAGGTTGGACATATTAACACTATCAAGAAAAGAGCTATGCTCATTAACATGATCCATATTCATTACATACATTCTACCTGTTTCTATTCGCTCTTGACAAAACTGCATAAACAGCTTCCGAGCAGATATTTTCATCTTAGGTGTCTTTCTAGATGATTCATACTGTTCATACAATTCATAGAACGAATCTGAACCAGCTACAAACGCATCATATAGATCTGGAACATCGTGAGGACTAAAAAGAGTTACAGGCTTATCATCAATAAAGCGCTTATAGAAGAGCTTGTTAAATTGAATAGAATAATCCATTTTACGGACTCTGTTATCATCAGTTCCTCTATTGTTTTTTAGTACTAAGATTTCCTGAATCTCCTTATGCCAAAAAGGAAAGTGTGTTGTAGATGAACCACCACGTACTCCATTCTGTGTACAACACTTTGTAGTAGATTCAAACATTTTAAGAAACGGAATAACTCCAGTATGAACTACTTCACCATTTCTAATCTTAGAACCTACAGCACGAATCCTTCCCATATTCAAACCAATTCCAGCTCTATTAGCTGTATAATAACCTACAGCTGTATTGGAATGAAATATAGAAGGTAAAGAATCGCCTACATCTATCAGTGTGCACGAACTGTATTGACGTGATGGAGTCCGAACACCACACATAACAGGTGTAGGCAAAGAGGTTTTAAATGTACTTGTGTCATTGTAAAAAGCTTTAATCTTACGTAAACGTACATCTTTGTTCTGATCACTAAACAGAACCATTGAGATAAGCATATACATATATTGTGGTGTCTCGTACACCTTATTGGATTGCCTATCTTTTAATAAGTATTTGTCTACTAATTGCTGAAGCCCAGCGTAGACAAAAAGATAGTCTCTATTATGCTTAATATAGTTATCTAGCTGATCAAGTTCATCTTCGGTATATTGTTCTAATATTTCTGGATCATATACTCCAATCTTAATGTTCTTTTTAATAACATCAAGTAGAGAAGGCATATTATCCGAAACCCCGAAGACTTGTTTTCGTAAATAGTAATTGAGTAAGTTTGCCGCAACTATTTGATAGTTGGGATTATCCTCTGAAATAAGATCTGCAGCAGATTGAATTAATAATTGATGTATATTAACGGACTTAATACCATCAAATACTTGCAGCTTTGCATTAATTTCGATATCGCTGACACTGACCCCTTTAATGTCTTTTGTAGCCCAAAACAACACCTCGTGGATCTTGTTAGCGTCAAATTCTTCTGTTCTTCCATCACGTTTAACTACATTCATTCGTAATAATTATTTTAATTAATTATTCACGAATATCAAGTTTAACGTTTTACGGTTGCTTGCCCAAAATAGAAACCAATAATTGCAGTCAAAGCTTGTCTAATCTCAGGTACTAACAGGTAACCCTCAATCTCGACAAACACAGGTTCAGTTTTAGTCCCTAACAATCCCCACAGTACTTTCTTAGTTATCATCTCTTCTACTACTATAGGGTGGTTAAAGAAAGTTATTACAAATGGAGCTAGAATAACTCCAAATAAAACACTAATAACAATGATACGCCGAACCCATTTGCCTGCATCTACACTAACACGCTCTACAGCTTTATCTGCAGAGATATCAGCAGCTTCCTTTTCTTTCATGAGCATTTCAAAACGTTTTTGTTCGTTCTCAGCTCTCTTGGCAACTATCTTAAAAAAGAACCCTACGATAGATCCCCCGAACATCGTCATAATTTCTGCAGGTATCATATAATTATTTATAAAAAAAGCGCCCGAAGGCGCTTAGGTCTACTAACATTGCAAGGGGGAATTTTATTTCATCGACTGAACAATCTCTCGGCAATGACGAGCATGTTCAATTTCTTCTACTAATTTCTTAGCTTCTGCTACTACATCTGGATGTTCACCAATACCAGCTGCATTATTA